ATATAAGACAGCTTTGCCCCCTCAGGTAGCCGACTCCATTAAAAAGGCGTACTTTTTGCTTGAAAATCTGTGGGAATCCTACATGAATAGCGGTAAAATCAACCCTGTGAGCGGCATTTTCCTGGGCAAGAACAACTTCGGCTACCAGGACAAAACCGAGTACGTTGTCACCCCTAACACCCAGCATGACGACTATGACCCGGAGGATATCCGCCGCCGATACCTTACCGACTCTGTCCCGATCAACTCTGACGACTAAGCCGAGCGACTTTTTGAAAAATTCAATCGACTTTGCCAAGCGACTATCAAGCGACTATGAAACCCGCCCTCGATTTTTCGGGGACGGGCTTCGTTTTTGCCACAAAATTGATCGGAAATTTTCCAAAAATCTGCCAGGAATCGAATTAAACACTGAGCCGTGCGTATCATTCCGGATTCTGGCGGCATTTTTCTGATGTTTCCGGCGTTGTCTGGCGTTTGTATTGTCGTCGTGTCGTCCTGTTGCCGCTGTCGTCCGTTTCCGTGTCCAGTAATACAGATATAGCACCAAAATAAAACCCGCTTAAAAAGCCGCTCAGAGCCTTACAGAATAGCCCGGTATGCAATCCCGCCACGCTGGGCAGCGGATCCCGGCGGCGTTCTGTCTGTCGTGCCCCTGGCGGGTCTGGGCTGGCGTTTCCCGCTGGCGGTGGTGCTGGGATATCCCCGGCGGGATCCCGGCGGCGTGGGAGCCTGGGAGCGGCAGCAGATCAGGAAAAAGAAAAACCCCGGAGCGGTTAACGCTCCAGGGCTGGCGGGTTATTTATAGGACGGTTGTCAATTCGTTATACAGTTTTTCGGCGGCGGGTTTGTCCAGGCATTTGGAAACGTATTTCCACCCGGCACCCGGAGCACGGGATAACACGGCGTATTTATCGCCCGTCCATGATAATTTGCAGATCTTATATTCCATTGTAATATCCTCCGTTATTTGGAAATTTTCAGCAGCTCAAAAAGCACCGCCACGGGAAAAATTAACATACAAAACAATGTCATTTATTCAACCTCCAAAATTGAAAAGATTTCAGCATTTCGCAGCATGGACGGGAAATAATAGGCGTGTTTCCCGGTTCTGGTGTTCAGACCTAAATAACCGCCGTCGTTTTTCGTTATGTGGATCACGTCGCCGGGGCGGGTGTGGCTGGTGGAAATGTTGACGGTTCCGGTTATACGGGTGAATTTCCGGGGGATTCTGTTTTTCATTTTCTCAGTACCTCCACCAGATCATTAAGGGCAGCGAAACAGGGTTTTGCATTCACAGGCAACACCATGCAGGCGGTGTGGTTTGTGGGATCCTCCCATTTTCCAGCGGTATAAACATAGCGGACAACGGGCGGACGGAGCAATTATAAATAAATTCCGGCACCCGTAACAGGGTAAAGCCGTCGGAAATATAATAATTGTCGTCGTATCGTTCAATCAGAACATTCTGCTTTTTGTTCTTGATAAACAGATTGCAATGCTTTTTGAAAATGTTATGGTTTGCCATTGTGAAAACCTCCATATATAATCAGGTGTATTTTTGCGGATTTTGCCAATAGGGAGTAAAGCAAAACGGGAGTTCGTACCAGGGCACCCCGGCGGGATCCCGGAAAACAGAAAGTAAAGATTTATTTTCCAGGCGGTTAACCAGTGCCACGGCGGCGGGTGTGCGCTTTAAGTATAAATCGCTGTTATGGTGGCCTATGTCGGCAGCGGGTAACGTTGCGACGGCAGCGGCGTATATTTCGCCGGGTTTAATTTTATCGGTTGCCATGGTGAAAACCTCCTTTAATGCTCATAGAATGCGATTTGTTCGCCGGGTCTGAGTTCCCAGCACCCTACGCCACGACACGCACATTCAGCGCAATTACCGCCGCAAATTTTCCAGTTGTCGGCGGGTTGTTGTCCCTTAAAGATCACATTTGCAACGGGTAAATTATGCGGGTTTTCCATAGGCATTCCAGGCCATGCGGAAAAGATAATTTTCAAGTTTCCGGGCAGCTCCTGAGAATTTAAGCATTCGTTTATCAGATTGTATTTTTTAGTGAATGCTAAAAAAGTTGTACCGGGTAATTCCCTTGCAAGCTGGCACATATTGCGGAAATAATCGGCGTTCACGATATCGCCGGAAACATGGAAACGAAAGTATTTTGTTACCATTGCAGCCGCCTTAACTTGTAACCAATATGCGGCGGGATCCTGGGTTAAAATGTCCAGATTTCTGTCATAGGCGTTGCGGACGGTTTTACGAATCTTGCAAAGACGGGCGGCGTAACATTTTTGCGCACATTTGCAGCCGTTTGCACAAGTGGCAACGGGCGGGAGTGATACGCTAGGAATATAGCCCATTTTTTGATTACCGGGGCTGATGCTTATTTTATTGACGGGGCTTTTCATTTGTTTTTCCTCCTTGACTTGAAACGCCCCGTTTTGTATAATATTGGGGCTGTACTGGTTCGTGGTTGTTCTGGTGTGGCGTTGCCCTGGGAAGTGTTGGCGCATTTCTCAGGGCTTTTCTTAATTGATCGTAAAGCGGCGGGAGCTGGTGGAAACGGTAAAGGCGGCGGCGATTTCCGGCAATGCCTTTTTTAATTTGGTAGTATCCAGGCGGGAGCCGTTGACAGTGGTGTACAGGATCTTGTATTGTCCCGCCACTAGCTTTTCAGTGGTGCCCATAGCCGCCCTGATTGTATCGCTGATGGTTTCCATTTCGGCGGTGATTTCCTCCCGGAGCCGCTGCAGCTCCTTGTATTGGGTGCACAGGGCGGTTAATTCGGTTGTACTCATTTCTTTATCCTCCTTTATTTTTTCCAAGGGTTGTCAATGGGGAACGGGTGGTTATCATAAAGCCATTTGCAAAAATCCTTGCAAGGGCATTTTTCACAGGCGGCGGATCCGGCGGGAATGTGCACATTCTCACAAAGCGCATCAGTGCGGGCGGCAAATTCATTTTCTTTGCGTTGATATTCTTCCATGGTGATTTCTTCGGGTTCTTCGGCGGGTTCCTGGTACCATGCGGGAATGTAACCGGGTTCGATTGCTTGAGCGGTGGAAAGATCATACTTGCATACGATTTCGTCCAGAATGGCGTGGTAAACATTCATCATGTTTTCCTTGATTGCACGGGTCTGAAAGCTGATTTTAATTTCCAGCAAGCTGCCGCCACGAGTGGAACGGTTAATATATGCACGGTTCCGGGTGAATGCGTTCACGGGGTTGCTATACTCGATTGCACAAATAGCATCAGAAAGAATTTCCATGGGAATGGAATTGATTTTAATTGTGATTTCGGATTTCGTCATTTCGGGTCCCTCCTGATATGATTTCAAGCGTTTTCTTGATTTACTATATCTTATCAAGTATTTTCTTGATTGTCAAGCGTTTTCTTGATAATTTTCAAGTGATTTCTTGATTTCTTTTTATGTCCGATAATTTAACAGTTTCCGCACATTCCCGGCGTTGTCCTGGACAACGGCAGCGGCACCGGATCCCGCCGGAGCTGGCACGGGCAGCGGATCACGGCGGCGGGCACCCATGGGGGATATGGGCGGCAGGGCTGGCGGCGGGGAAGTGCCCAAAATATTCCCAAAAATCAAAAAGGTCAATTCAAGAAAACACTTGACAAGAAAACGCTTGTGTGCTACAATCCTCTTGAGGTGATAACATGAAAGCTAGAGAAATCGTAAAAGCCATCATGGAGAATGCGAACATTACCAACGCAACCATGGCGGCACGATTGTCCCTTACTCCTGCTGCACTTTGGGATAGGTTGAATACTAAGAAAGCAAAAGATATTCCTGTGTCCACCCTCAATGAGATGTTGAAGGTATTGGATTATAAGATCGTCATCGTACCTCGTGAAACGAGAGTTCCCGCCAATGGTTTTACCGTGGAGTGAGTGAAGTGAGTGAAAACGGCATTTTGCAGTAAAGTCTTCTATATAGACCTCTATTAAGAAAAAGTTTCTGCAAAAACGAAAGAACACTCACTTGAGTCACTGAGGAGGACAATATGATTTATGGTTATGCTCGTGTGAGCACGAATGGTCAAGCCAGGGATGGTACCAGCCTGGAAGCGCAGAAAGCTCTGTTGGCACAGCACGGTGCAGAACGGATTTTCCATGAATCCTTCACAGGAACCACCCGCCACCGTCCTGAGTTTGACAAACTGATGGCTGAGATCAGCGAAGGTGATACCCTTGTAGTAGCCAAGCTGGACAGAATAGCCAGAAGCACCATCCACGGGTGCGAGATTATCACGGAGTTACTGGATCGTGGTGTGACCATCAATGTATTGAACATGGGTGTCATGGATAACAGCACCACCGGAAAGCTGATGCGCTCCATTTTCTTTGCTTTTGCTGAGTTCGAGCGTGATATGATCGTGGAACGTACCAGCGAAGGAAAAGCCGTCGCTCGTGAGAAGGAAGGTTATCGGGAAGGGCGAAAGCCCAGGGAAATACCCGATTTCCAAATTTTTCTTCAAAAACAAAAAGACGGTCTGATGACCGTCGATGAATGTTGTGAAGCTCTCGGTATCTGCCGGAGCACATGGTACGCTCGTGCTAGGGAGGTTTCATAAAATGATATGGTTGATTCTATTTGTCATTATTATGATTGCATTCGCAGCTAATTACCCTTGGGCGTTTGTGTTTATATTTACAGTATCAATACTGACAGTAATTTTCACTTCTCGTGTCGCTCGTAAAGAAGAAGATAAAATTGTGTCGGTTAAAGTGATACAGAGGACACAAATCACGAGAGATCAATATCAACACAGTGGTTTTTCAGTTGGTTTGCGAGGTAACCCAAGATTTCATTGGCGTGTCAAGAACGTACCCACTCATGTTGAAGCAACCGTTGAGGTTGTTTACGCAGACGGGAAACATCGGCAACTTACATTGATAGAAGGTAGCGAAAGATATAATCGCATCTTGAATCAATGTGAAAAACGATCAGTCTCTCCTGTCGAAAATCTCCCATTGCATGATAGCAAACCTGACGACAGCCAGAAAGTTGAGTATATTGAAATTCAGACTAATCAGCTCGTACAAGGTGTTTACGTCATCGGTGAAGTTATACCTGAGGGTAATTACGATTTTCGTTGGATATGGGGAAATGGTTGTGTTAAAAAATATGCAGATCAAACCACCTCGAAAAGTAGCAACCTTTTCGTTTGGGTCGGTAACAGGTATGATTATGAGAGCCAAATTATTGTAAACGTTGTTTGCAAATCAGGTGAATGTCTTCGAATTGAGGGCAATGTAATCATTGAGATTCGCAAATCAAAACCCGTTCAAATAGATTTATAATTGATTAAATTTTAAGCGCATGATTGCGAGGGAGAAATCCCAACCGATCATGCGCTTTTTCTTTTTTGGAGGTATTATGACACAGACAGTTTCTATTATGGGAGCAGAATACAAGGTAATTATCGGGGTTTCTCCTGAGGAGGATAAAGCCCTGGACGGACGATACGGGTATTGCCAGCCCACATCCAGATTGATTGTCATAGCCGATATGGATAAGATTCCTTCTTGGGACGGGGAAAGTGAAGCAGATAAGAAAGCTGCCGTTACCGTTACGTTACGGCACGAAGTGCTTCATGCGTTCCTTTATGAGTCCGGCTTGTGGGGATCTTCTCTCGATGTTCCCGCATGGGCTATGAACGAGGAAATGATTGACTGGTATGCCATCCAGTACCCGAAGATTGCCGAAGTGTACGAACAGCTCGGATGCGACGGAGGATAAGCCATGGAGAGATTGCTGCAAGCGATTGAATCTCAAATCCGTCATGGATGTTCTGTACAGGTTTTCGAGGATCAGTACCATGCCTGTCTGGAAACATTGAAAACCGACGTTCCTCTGGCAGTCAAATATCTGAAACGACTGTCAGACCTCATTGAGCTGTCCATGGTCAGTTTCAAATGGGGTGTGAATGACATCCGGGAAATCTACGGATTACATAAGAAGGTCTGTCTGGCTGCGGCTCCCCATCTGTTCGAGCTGTATTTGCTCTATGTGGAATGGGATCGTGAGCCGGAGAAAAAATTCTATGTGCCCCGGCGTTCCGTCTTAAAAGAAGTCGTGGATGCCATGCAGGATTTGATTGACGACAAGCTGGACTTGCTGACAATCTCCATGCCTCCCGGCTCCGGTAAATCCACCCTGGGTATTTTCTTCCTGTCCTGGGTTATGGGTAAGTTCCCGGACAAACCGAATCTGGCATCTGCCCACTCCGGCATTCTGACTCGTTCTTTCTTTGACGGTGTTTTGGAAGTCATCACGGATCCCGAATATCTCTGGGCAGATGTTTTCCCTGGTCATGCGTTGCATTCCACCAATACTAAGGAAGAAACCATCGATCTCGTGAAAAAGCATCGTTTCAGCACATTGACCTGTCGTGCTATCAACGCATCTCTGACGGGTGCTACTCGTTGCGAAATGATTCTTTACGCTGACGACCTTGTGTCCGGCATCGAGGAAGCTATGAGTAAAGACCGTCTGGATAAGCTGTGG